ATGGTAAATCTCATAAGAGTTTGCACCCATAGACCAACCGCCTACAGATAGTTTATTAGTGCCTCCATCAAGTCCAAAGTAACAAGCAAAATCCCCACCAACATGAAACGTCATAAACGCATCATTACCACTACCATTTGAAAACGCTTCTAAACTAGATTGACTTCCTGACGCAGTAGCCATATTAGTATTAGAATAAAATCTTTGTAAATGTGCATAATTGCTATAAGTTGTAGCCGCGTTATATCTTGAGAACCCTAAATTAGTTGTATAACTGGCTCCATTTGTTAACTGATTATTGTTTGTTGGAATTGTAGTACTTGTAAATGCATTTGACCCAAAAGTATAACTTTGATTTGTTGCGCCACTTACACTAAATGTAAGAGTGTTACCACTTTTACTAATTCCATTTAAAAAATTATTCGTGCTTGAAGAGGATATTGTAATAGAATTACCACTTCTACTTACAGTAGTATCATTACTGCCAATAAAATTAATTGTTTCTCCCGCAGAAATATTTGTACTAGCTGCTCCATTTGCTTGTATATTGAAATTTGTAGTATTTGTATTTGTAGCGGCAAAAAGAAATGTACCTGCTGCTTGTTCACTAATCGTTATGTTTGTGCCTGATTGAAGAGTAATATTTCCTGTACGATATGTGCCTGAATCCTCTCGTATTTGTGTAACAGTATTTGTATCTGTATTATCAGATGCAGGAATCGTAACTGTTTTGGTATTTACAGCAGTAACGTGCCCACGAGCACTTGTGGTAATACTATCAATTGCAGTAAAAGTTGCTCCGTATCCGGGAGAAGCAGAAGAAGTATTATTTGTTCGTGAAATATTTGCATGATTTATAGTAATTGTTTCATTACTACTCTGATTCGTAGTAAAGTTTCCACCAGTAATTAAATCTGTTCCTGCATTAAGTGTAATTGTTGCATTTGCAGGTATAGTATCATTGTCTGTAGAAGAAATAGTAAAGTTTGGATATGTGCCAGAAACAGTTGTTGCTCCACTTCCTGTAAGTGCCACAGTTTGATCAGGCGCAGAGTTTGTAATTGCACCCGTACTAGAATTATAACTAATTCCTGTACTTCCTGATATGGCAGCTCGAGCACGAGCATTAGTAAAATAAAGATTATTTGTGCCTTCTGCAAGATTATCTGTAGTAAGCCCTACAAGAGAAGAAGGAGTACCTGTTACATCTCCTACAAAAGTACCAAAGAAAGTTCCTGCCTGTACTCTCTCACTTCCAAAAGTCCAACCAGATGTAGTATTTCCAGATTCTCCAACTCCAGATTCTGCATAAACAAAAGATTTATTACTTGAACTTCCTCTTTCTACTTCAATACCCGCAGTAACATTTGAGGCAGGGGTTCCTGACTGAGAACTATTTACTACAATTTTATTGTCCTCTATTACAAGATTAGTCGTATTGATAGTAGTGGTAGTTCCAGAAAAAGTTATATCGCCTGTAAATGTTTTATTGCCTGCAATCGACTGTGTACCTGTTGTTCTCACAACAGTACTATCTACACTGAAAGTTGTTCCAGATAATCCTAAACCAGAGCCCGCGCTGTACTGAGTATTTGTATCAGTAAATGTTACAGCTGTTGTATTTTGACGAGTAAGAGTAAGAGTGTTTCCACTTACAGAGGCATTATTTACATTGTTTGTAGGTAACACATAATTATTTGCATTTGCTGCAACACTATTCAGTTTTGTATGATCTGCATCTGTAAATACGTTTGAGTCAGAAGCATTCTCAACAAGTGCACGAATTTCTGCGGCACTTTGATCTGCTGTTGCACCACTTTCAATAGCGTTTAATTTGGTATGATCTGCATCTGTAAATACATTTGAGTCAGAAGCATTTTCAACAAGAGTACGAATCTCTGCTGCAGTTTGATCGCCTGTAGCTCCTGTTTCTATATTATTCAGTTTGGTATGATCTGCATCTGTAAATACATTTGAGTCAGAAGCTGCATTGACTAAAGACCTTATCTCTGCCGCAGTTTGATCGCCCGTTGCCGAAGCTTCAATACCATTTAGCTTATTGAGTAATGCAGTTGTAAAATTATTATCTGATTGAAGATTTGCAGAGAGAATACCTCCACCGTCTATTGTTAATCTACTTCCAATTTTTATACCACCAAGAGTAGAAGAACTTGCAGTCGGAAGAGAAAAGTTATTTGCATTTGTAGCAATTCCATTTAATTTATTTAACAGTCCAGTTGTAAAATTATTATCTGTAGGAGTATCTAAACTAAGTGTTGCTTCTGTTCCGCTAACTGCAACATTTAATCCGCTTGTAAAATTAAAAGAAGCAATAGTAGTTGCTTCTGTTGTACCATCTTCTTTGATAACTATTTCAGGAGTTGCAGTCGTATTTACAATAGAGTTTGCATCAATTGTAACTCCAGAAAGAACAAGATTTGATCCGTCAAAAAGAATATGCTTACTTGCATTACCAAATACCATTTTTCCTGCGGTGAGATCCATGAACGCACCAGTTTCACTGCCTGAAGGAGATGCATTTGCGTCTGGCATCGTTCCACCTTTGAGTGTTCCCGCAGTAATATCTCCCATATTTGCTGTAAGAGCAGAAAGAGTGCTTGTGGTAATATCAACAGCATTTACAGTTGTAGCAGAAATCAGTGTTGAAACAATACTGTTTGACTTAATGTGCGAAGCTTGAATATTTGACGCAGTAATTAAAGAAGATACTACAGAGTTTGCAGTAATCATATCTGCAGTAATACTATTTGCTGCTATCTTATCTGCATTAATTTGATTTGCCGCGATCTTATCGGCTGTAATGGAGTTTGCTGCAATTTTATCTACACTAATTCCGCCATCTTTTACTGCGATTGTACCGTCATCAAGTGTCTCAGTAGTGCCTTCTGTATCATCTGATGAACTTCTCAGTGTAATAAAATTATTTGTTGAGATTGTGCTGCCAGTCTTTGTGATTTCAGCAAAGATAGAATCATTTGCATAGTCTGGCCGAAAAGCAGAGCGATAAGCAGTAATGCCTGATTTTGCAGTATTAAAAGTACGATCAATTAGTAGTTTTGTATCTGAAATAATAGAGATTACAGTCGCACCATCCCCTCCAGAAGGACTGGTAGAGTTTGATAAATTAAGTACGTCTCGAAGCTGTACATTATTATTAAAATTACTGCCCGTAACTTCGTTTGAGTTTGCAGCAATTGTTACAGATCCAATAGAAGTCCATGCAGTCGAAATAGCCGCATTTCCTGTACCTACGTCTCTGTAAAACTGTAAATCAGCAAGTGCTGTTGAGTCATACTCAAGTAATTTTAATGATGGTGTAGCAACATCTAAATAAAGATAATACTCTTCTCCTGTAGAAATATTTGAAACATTTTTTGTTCCTGTAATTGTATAAGTAACAAATGGATTTGTTATTGAAGCAACACTTGTATTTGTTGCTTGAAACTTAAAATTGTTAGAGTCAATAACACCTTGAGCAGTTGAAATTACTCCCTTTGGAATACCTCCTGCCATTCGAGGAACATTTTCGCCATAAGGATCGTATACTCCATAGGCTATTGCAGTGTAAGAAGAAAGATTACCTAAACGAGAAACAGCTCGTACTTTGAATGTAACACTACCATTTGGTACATTATTAAATACAACCTGCCTACTATTTGTTTTTATAGGATTATCAATACCTTCAATCGTATGGAATACTTCATATTGAACAATAGAGTCTGCATCAGATTCTGGCTCGTCCCACTCAAAGAGTAATTCTTCTCCAGGTTTTTGTGCGTCTGTTGCAAGAACAACACGAGGATTTATCGGACGAGGAAGTGTGGTCGGCTCATTCTCAATATAAATACTATCTGGTAGTGTGCCGAGAGCATAGTCTTCTTCAATTGCAGTAAATTTTTCATCAAAGTATGCAACTGCATTGACTGAAAAAGTGTTGGGGCTATTTTCAGTAATGCCTAGTACTCTATACATTTTTTGAGAAGATGCAACATTCAATCCACCCACTGCTTCTTTTAATGTCCAGATATTATTCTTTGATGGTGTAGTATCAAATGTAGCAGAGCTTGCAAGAGTTACAACATTTGTAGTACTTGCAGGATTCGTAATCTCATGAGTTTCTACATATGAATAAGGTTTCCAAATTGTAGGAATAAGTTCAGTTCCGGAAGAGTCAGTAAATGCATTAGAAGCTTTTTCTTTTGTGTCTAGTGCTGTATAAGTATACGCGTCACGCACGCCGTCAGGTGGGCTGTCAGTATCAGAGTATACCCAACCATAGTCAATTTTTTCTCCTCGAGCGTAAGTAGTTCCGTTATTATTAGTGTCATTAATAGTAATACTACCTTGAGAAGCATTAAGAGCTGCAGGAGCTGTTACAAGAGTACTGAGATGATAAGTTGAACCAGAGTTAAAAGAAACATTTCGATCAAAAGTAAGAGTAGTAGAAGTAGCAGAGCTTGTGCGACCACTGTAAGCGATTCCAAATCTATCTGCGTCTTGTACATTTATTACATCTCCGGGCTTAATAAAATGTGCAGCTAAAGAAGTCTTGAATGAAACAACCTCTGTCTGATTTTGAGCAGTCCAGAGTTTCCATCGTCCATAACGAATAGCTTGACTTTCAGATGTTGCCCCAAAAGCTACTGCGTTTTCACTAATAATTCTACCGGTACGAGCAATGCTTTCTCTATCTTCTACAATAAGAGGAACAGGCTCGTAATTAATTGTTGGATCGTTCCAAGTAACTACAACTTGATTTGATCGAGTACGAGATCCTGTAGACTCATAAGAAAAAGCTCCATCTATTACGTTTCCTTTTGTAAAATTATAGACTGGATCTTGCGGAGCATCTTGAACAGGAGTAATTTTGCTATCTTGCCAGTAAAGTATACCAAGAAAAATTGTTGAAAAATCTTTAAATACTTTATAAACATCGGTTGCTTTTGTAAGAAATACATTTGCACGATAACGAGGCTCAACTCTACAAGCAACTCCAGTGCCTGTTATAGTTGTTCCTGTTGCTTGAAATATAGTATCAACGTTGTCATTTGCAGCTCCTAGAGAAGTCCAAGTAGTATTTCCTGCTGTTTTAATTCTATAGAATTGTCCAACTACTAAAGGCTTAGTAGAATCGTATTCACTTCCATCATCTACTAATTCATCACAGTATCTTGCTATTCGATAAAGAGCATATTTATCAATATCTAAATCTTTTATCCATTTGCCTGCTCCATAACGATTATTTGTTACTATGTCATAAAAAACCCAAGCAGGATTATCTGTATAAACAAGAGCACTATGAAAATCTCCATTCCAAAAACCTTCATATTTTGCAATTCCTGTATTCGAGTACTCACGAGGAGTATAAGTATTGGGTACTCTGACTAATTTTCCTTGTAATAGATAACTTGTTTTAGGCATTCCGTCGAATTGACGAGAAGAAAAACTTACAGAAGCTAAAGAGCTGTAAGGATAGCTTAAATTATCTTTAATTACTGCACGTAAAGTTTGGAGTCCGGCCTTTGCTACAAGCTGCCATTTTTTCTTATTTGTATCATCTTCATTTGTGCCAGAAGAACGAACAGGAAGTCCTATGTGTCGAGTTACTCGCACTATACGAACTTGAAAGTCTTCAAAAGGTCCAATAATATTTCTGTATCCATCCAAATTTACTTGGTGATCAAAAGATACAGGAGCATTAGTATTTCCAAAATGTTTTACATATTTTCCACGAGAAGGAAATAAAGATTTATATTCACCATAAGATCCATCTTGTTGAAAACGAATTTGCATTACATAAAATACATATGCAGTTTCTTTATCACCTTTTTCTGTATTTATTACTTGTAATGCAGGATATCGTATAGTCCAACCAATTTCATCTACTTCAGCAACTTTAGCGGAAGTATTTAATCCAAAAGCTAAACTCGGTATTACAGTTGCAGAATCTGACATAACAGAGTAGTCGGGACTTCCTGGATATGTTTTACTGCCATCACTATTTGGAAGACCTTGTTTATCAAGTATTGCTATTCCTAAAGAATTTGAAAGAGTTTGACTAATTATTTTTAACTCTTGAGGCCCACTAATATTTCCTACATTTCCAGCTATTCCAATAGAACTTCCTACTCCTCCGACAGAAGATGTTGTAGGTTGTTCTAGATTTCCTCTACGAAAATCAATAGTAAGTTTATTAATCTTTTTTACAGTGCTTGCAGAGGCTGCTCTTACTTCTCCATCATCATCAAACTGTTGCTGTCCGCCTATATTAAACTCATAACTTCCTGAAGCTGGAGCAGTTGAAAGAGTAATTTGATTGTTCGAAGTATCTATAGCCGTTATTGGTATAAAATAATAAACACTTATAGTATATGTACCACTTGAAGGAAAAGTTCCATAAGTAGTAATAAATCTTACAGTATTACTATCTGTAATTGTAAGGACGCCTGTTTGAGGGTCTGTGTCTGGATGTGATAACACTACAAGAGCTTCAGCTGCTCCTGATAGCTGGGAACCGTTTGTCCAAGTAGTATCAAAAGGCGTACCAGATACAGCATCTAACACTAGAGTTCTTATCGCGTTATTATGACTAATACTTGTTAAAGTAGCTGTTGTTTGTTTATACAATAGCTCCAGAGTTCTCGAACTATTTTCATCAAATTCTAAAGAACTTATATCAACATTTGAAGAGATAGTTCCAACTGCACTTCCAGAAAAAGTTATACTTCCATTTAAAACAGATTCAGGGCTAAAGTCCGAAAACTTTGCATCTTCTACAGATACATCATCTAAATATAAACTACCTACTCCGTCAACAAGCCCTTTAATAGGACCTTCACAGATTAAGTCAGTTACATTTACATTTTGCGCAGTAGAACCTCCACCTCTTGTAGATGTATTACTTTGTCCTCCGCCTCTTCCTCGTCCCATTATACTTTCCTTTTATCTAAGCACCGTAGTTTCTTTCGTCTCTGAAGAGAGTACTGACCCTCCTCCTGAGCTTGAAGAAGTATCTACAGTCACTGCAGTTGTGTTATCCGCTGTAGAATCAGCATAGATTTTTCCGTGATCAATAAAATTTAATCTTTCATTTCTTAATTGTAAACTTATAGGTCTACCAGGAACTCTTAATTTTCCATATAAAACAGGAACAGGATCTCCTTCGACTATTGTTTGTCCTGTTCCTTGAAATAAATAACTTTCATCCTGATTACTATCTACACTCGGGTCTGGTGCCATCATTTGTTGAATGCCTGCCATTGCTAAACTAACTCCAACTCCAGCTACCAACAATCCCACATTAGTAAGAGCAAAAGTTCCTGCACTAAAACTACCAGTACTAAGAGCGGGCAACATGGCCGGATTAGTAATTACTATTACGGCTATGGCAATTGCTGCAAGTATTTTTGCTGCTGCTGATTTAGATCCTGCAGGAATAGAAGTAATCACCATATCTCCTTCTCCGTATTCAAGCAACAACTCTGTTTCACTATTTAGAGGTCGACCCGCAACTTCGCATACAAAACCCACATTATTGTCTACACAAGATATTAAATATTGTCTAAAATTAGAAAAATTACACTCTAGGCAACGAAAAACTTCAGAGAAAGAGCTTACATTCATAGTATACTCTTTTCCAAACTTAGCCCCTAATTCTCCTTCTAAGTAAATTTTACGCTGCATAACGATATATTCCTATAATATGTTTACCCCAAAAAGGGTAAAGAGACTCTCTGCAGGATAATCTATTTACTGCATGATGAAAAAATACATCATTTCCTAAATAAACTCCGCAATGATTTCCTATTGCACTGTCTACTGCAAATATTAATACGTCATTTTTTTGAGGACTATCTACTTTTCTATGGTTCCAGTTTTTTATATTTTCTTCTGTAAAGTAGTCTAATCCCTTTTCCCACCAATCATCTTCAAAAATTTCTCTAGCCGGTATTTGTATATTTTTTGAAGATAACCAATCTCTCATTGCCTCAAAACAATCAGAACTTCCAAAACAGTACTCTCTTCCAATAAGAGGATTAAAATTTTCTTTCGGCTCTACTATATTTAATTTTACTTCTGGATAACTAAATATATAGTAAGGTATTCCTAATGCATTACAATTATTCAGATCACTTTGACTTGGCTCATTACTACTATCTATGTGATTATGAACTATTGCAAATATATCTGCCTTCTTTTTTACTTCAAACCAATCTTCAGATGACATTACAAAGTCTTCATTGTTTTCTGCAACATTTCTACAAGGAAACCATACCTTCTTTCCTTTTACTAATCCAATTATTCCGCAGCCTTCTCTCGGGTACTCTTTATCAAAGTGATTTTTTATATCTTCTATCATCTAAACTGTCTAGCTCCTGGAAACCCTCCAAAAGGTAGTACATAAGAAGTATCTAAAGTATCATCTGAATTATTGCCTTGAAAACGAATCTTACAAGAATTTAAAGTTTTTCCACAAACATCTAAACGTTTCCAGTATCCTTTAGAAGTAGTTGGATTATATTGTCCATTTGAACTTTCTGCAGGTACTGTTCGTACAGCTTCCCATATTTCTGTATGCCCATCTCTGATTGTCTTTGTTCTAAATCCTGCACTTCTTGAAGCATTCTGAGTGCTAGCATTATAAGTAGGAATAGAAGAAATATTTTTTGTAATTACATTATCATCTTTATCAAAAAATCTTCCATTGCTGTCTAGTGGCCAAACACATCCTCCATCTTTTGAAGAAACAACAGGGTTCTGTGTTCTATCAGGATGAAAATGTCCTTGATATCTCCAAGGACAATATCTACCAATTACTTGTCTATTTGGTAAAGTAACTCCCTCTATATCCATAGGACTTGCCAATTCAAATTGAACTGTGATATTACTTTCCGCAGATACTCTATCAATAATATAAGTTTGTGAAGGAAACTCTTCGGGAGAAGTACTTGGATTTGAATCTGAGCTTCGATAAGTTTTTGAAAGTAATGTTTTTCTTAGAACAATTTTTGAATTTAATAAATCTTCATTATTTGTTATACCTTCAGACGTTAGTATGTCTAAAATATCATTCTCATCATCTGCTCCATCACTGTTATTTGTTACACTTCTTGACAGCACAGGAATATTTGCCACAGATAAAGTGGGTCTATTTGATGCTCCACTAGTGCTAGTTTCAATTCCTGTTATTTCTATAGGAATAGCAACATACTCTTTGAGTGGATAAATTGAGCCGTTTATTTCTTTTTGAGGAAAGAAAATATTATTTGTACCATCATCTAATCCATTAAAAAAATATGTAACTGTACCGCTTGGTAAAGTAACATCAAAAAGTATTACTAAAGCATCATCTGTTTCTTGGAGTTGTACTGTATCAATTACGTCACTCATGGCTCATAAACTCTTCTTAATGTACAAGTAAGAGAATGAAAATTATCTCTAATATAATTAACATTATAGGTGTCGCATACAACTTTCATTGTTGTATTTGCAAGATTACCTCCACTAAATTTATCCGTTACTGTAAAATCAAAGTTTTTTGCTGCTTTATCATCTAAAAAAGCTGCCAGTAAATTTATATCTTCTGCAGTTCGATTGTTGAAGGATATATTAAAAGAATCATTTTTTGTATTAATGCCATCAAGAACTCTTTGTTCGTATCCATCTCCAAATTTTGCAGTAAGTACACGATGTTTTGAAGAACGAGCCATTCCTCTATCTGCTGTCGCTTCAAAGGCAGATTGTCCACTTGTATTTTTTAAAGTATTTACCTCAGAAGCAGATATTGTAAAGCTAAATGTACTCATTATGATACTCCCATTGGATTAAGTATTCCACCAGCACGTTTTTGATTAAGTAATTCTTTTTGCACAACAGCGGCTATTGCAGTACCTAAATTAGCCCCGTCATTGCTATCCGCCTGAGAGTCTTGTTTCGCATTTCCATCTTTATCAATTGCTACATTGACTGTGACATTATTATTTTGACCAGCTCCTTTCATATCAACAGGAATCGACTTACCATTTGGAAGAGGTACTACTGCTTCAGTTCCATGAAGTAGTGCAGGATATCCGGCCTGTGGCCCTCTTGCAATACCTCCTACTGCATAACCAGCAACTTTTTTACCCTCTGACATAACTCCTCCGTATCTAACATGCCCAGAGAAATCTGTATAAGCGTGAGGGGCGGCGCTTGCACCAGGAGTTCCCATTGGTGTTGCAAAAGAACCCATAATAGCACTTACTATTCTAAATGCAATCATTTCAGCAATCATTCTAGCAATAGCTGCAAGAATAGAACGTGCCATATCAGCAAAAGCTTCTTTTAGACTTTTAGTTCCTGTAATTAGTCCTTCAATAGCTGAAGTCATAGAAGACTCAAATTCTCCAGCAATATTAGTAAGCAGCCTATTTCCAAAATTTAATTCATCGTTTAAGTTTTTTGCGGCTACTTTTGCTGTCTCTAATTTATTTGTAAGTATCTCAATCATAACAGGATCCTTAGTAGCTCCTTCGTCCATTGCTAAATCTAGGGCTGCTTGAGCTTTTCTGACTTCAGCATTTGCTTTTGCAGCATCTAGTTCTCTTTTTAGTTGTTTTTGCATTAAAGGAGTAGCTCCTATTGATCCCCCCTCTGGCAATTGTATTCTTTTGCGTTGTTCTGCTTCTAAGGTTATTCTTGACATTTCTCTCGCAAACTCAATTTCATTTGTTTTTATTTTATTAAGGGTAACTAACATTTTATCTAAGTTAGCTATTGCAGCATCAGATTCTTCACTTGCAAGATCTTCAAATGTTTTCTTTAAAGATTCCATTTCATTAATAATATCCGTAACAGAAGTTTTAAATGTAGTCATTGATGACATTCTTTTATCAAATTGCATTGTTAAAGAAGATAAACCTTCTTGTGCTAGTTTTGCAGTTGCTCCTGTGCCTATTAAACTCTTTGCCAGCTCATTAAATCTTTCTATGCCAAACTCTGTTAATTTTCCTCCTTCTGCTAAAATGTCAATTAAATATAAAAACTCAGTGCCGCCTTTCTGTGTTTCTATTCTAGCTGCTCTTAATCCTGCGGCCATTGCAATAGCTGTTGATTGTACTCCAGTGTGTGTTTCTGCAAGTTTTTTTGCAGGGTCTACTTGATTCATCAACAATGTGTTAAAAGCATTTACGTCTAACTCTTCTGGCCTTGCATTTATTAGTTCTTCTAGTCTTTTTACTTCAGCTTCCCTTCTTTTTAGCTGCTTTTCTAGGCTACGGACATATTTTTTATCTAATTTAGCCTGCAAATCTGTAACTTCAGCTTTTTTTGTCTTTAGTTGAAGTTCAAGTGATTCTAGCGCCTCACCAGCAGGACGCCCAGCTTGTTCAAATGCATTAAACCTTTCTATTACATCAAAAGCTTCATTTAGACTTTTAACATTTCCTTCAATAAAACTTCCTACAGCCGCTAGTTGGTCTAGCATAGGCAGCTCATTTCCTTGTTTTTGGTAAAACTTTGTCTGCACGTCTGCAAACTTTTTAAATTCCTTTTGGGTTGTTTCTAATTTTTCTATAACTGTATCAAAATTTTCAGCTAAATTAATAACTTCTTCTGATTGAACTCCTACGCCAAAAAATTTCAAGGCACCAACCATCATATCTTTCAACAAAAATAAAATTCCAAAAATTCCTGCGAATCTGAATAAGCTATTTAAAGCCTTTGATGCTTTTGCACCAAATTTTTTCATACGAGACATTGTAAGTTCCCATTGAGCACCTATTTTTTTTATGCTTAAATTAACAGACTCTTTTGTTCTCGCAAACTCTGTTTTAATTTTTTCTCCAGTCGTTTGAGTTTTTCCTTCCATTGCAGTTAATGCTGCAATATATTCTCTTCGCATACTGTCTGACATATTCTTTACAGCACCCGTTCCTTTTTTTGCTGCAACTCTTAGTGCGGTAATTTGTCTTTTTGAAAGTTTATCAAATTGGCCTTGTTGAATTAAGTCAATTCCTGATCCTTTCTTAGCTTTTATACCTGTTAGTGCTGTTTGCGCTGCTTTGGTTGGATCTGTTCCAGCCTGTGCTAAGTCTACTTGAGCTTGTTTTAGTGCTTCAACTTCAGTTTTTGCATTTCGTATAGCAGTTGATGCAGCTTCTGCTGAGGCGATGGAAGTTTGTGCCCAATCTTCAAGACCAGGTATTAATGATTTAACAATCGGAATAGCTAATAGTGCAAAAGCTGCGGCAAGTGCTCTAATGTTATTAGCTAAAAATTCAGCCGTAGGCTCGGCCAAGAAAGAGGTAAAGCTTTTTATAGGATTTAGTACTTTTTCAAATTCTACTCCTAATTTAGCAACAGAATTAGATTGTAGTTCTACAGCAGCTGCAGTACTTGCATACTTTTGATCTAGCTGTGTTTGAACTTCTAGTGCGACTGCTTGACTTTTTTCATAGAGTGTTAGTTCTTTTGCACTTTTATTTAAAGATGCAGCATATTTTTCACTAGCATCGGCCAGTCTTAAAGTAATACCCAATTCATCTAATAATTCTGGCTCTGCTTTTGTTACACCCCGAATAAGACGATTGAAAGAATCTGTAACATCTCTACCAAGTATTAAAGAGACATTTTTTGCTCCAGTCGCTAAATTTTCTATTTGAGTCATGTTCAAGCCAGATGCAGTACCTATGGCTGCTGCAGAAGACGCCTCTGTAAATCCAATTAATCCATCTGTAGCACTTTTAATATTTGCTGTAAGACTTTTTAAACCAACACCTGTAGCGGAAGAAAAAGCTACCTGAGATTCTTGTATAACTCTAAAATCTGCTGCTGTTTTTAAGGCACTGAATAATGCTGTTATTGCAAACACATTGGCCGCAAGAGTAGCATACGCAGGAACTAGAGTGCCTGTCATTCCTTGTGCCATTTTAGAAAAGTTTTTAGTTCCGTTTGCAGATTGCTGAGAAGCACCTTTCATATTTCTATCTGCAGTACGAGCGCTCTTTCCCGTTTGATCTAAGGCATCGGAAAGTTTTTTCGCAGACACAGTAGCTTTTTGCATCTTGCCATTAACTTCAATATCAATAATGATTTTATTTTTTGCCATTAGCCTTTCACATTATGGGTGTAATTTTTTCCACCGCTTTTTGCTTTTCTCTCTTCTGCTTTACGTTTCTGCTCTGATTTTTCTGCTTTATACGTAACTAATTGATTCTCATAAAGTTTCATAAAGTACAATATTATTCGAGGATTCTCTACTTCATATAATTTAAAAAAGTAATCTATTCCATCCCAATATTTTCCCAGATAAGTACCACTCATTCCTTCCCAGTGATCTGGTAATAAACTAAGCATAAAAAATGCCACTTGAACTTCTTCTGGAAAATCAGAAAGTTCGAGCGGCATTTTGGCAGGGTCGGGAGTTTCGCCTAATTGTTCACACAGGAGCAAGTACTTCTCTACATTGAAGTTGCTGTCTTCTTCCTGTATATAACGCTTAAGTAAAGACCGAAGTTTCTCTACTTGCTCCCAGTAAAATTTTCAAGATCACCTACAGTTTCTGTAACCCATGTGTCAAATACTGTAGAATTTTTCATAAGTAGCTCTGCGTTATCTTGTGTATAAGGAAGCTCATCACTAGGGTCATAGGCCGAGACATCTACCAAAAGAAGCTCTTCTAGGTATGAAAACTTCAAGCCAGACCATGCTTTGATTACTGCCTTACAATATTCTACTAAAAACTTGTCTTCATCTAATACTTCTTCTGGTTGACGTGTCTTCTTATCAAATTTTGTTGATACGCATTTTTTGCGTAGTTTAAGAAGCTCTTCACGAGCCAAGTAGCAAAGAGATACTTTCATACCCGAATATCCGGGAAAGTCTATGGAAACAGTTTTGCTTGGAGTCATAAGACTCGCTAAAGATACGGGTGAATCAGTCATTTTTTCTCCTTTTAAGAATGTAAAATTTATATCATGTAATTATAGGTGATGGGAGGTAGGATGTCAAGATTTATTTTTGACAGGACTAAAGAAAAGGGGCCGAAGCCCCTTAAAGTACAATGTTATTATTATGCCCCAACGTATTTTATAGTTAGTTCGTCGGTTCCTGAGATAGTGCTTGGTAAAGCATGGAAGTTAGTTTCTAAAGAAATAACATCATCAATGCTGTGTGCAGGCACTTCTAAGTGACAGTCTGTCATTGCAAGTTCAACACGCGGTGTTGCAGTTCCTCCAACTTTAAACAATAAATCAAAGTCATTTGTAATTGTAGTTGTTCCTTCAATTATATTTTCAAATAAGTCAGCACTTGAATTAGCTTCTGCATTTAAGTAGCAAGTAAAGTTACCTGATACAGAGCGTGTTCCAGTAACATGTCCAAGAGGTTGATTTACTACTCCCAAAGTTTCCGGAGTCAAGAATGTAATATTATTTGAAATTGTAACATTTCCTCCAGTAAGAACTAAATCATATGTAGTAGAAGTAGGACTTGTAGAAGAAATAGTCAAAGACGTAAGACGGTTACGAATGAAGTTACCTGTATCAGTTGCTGCAGTTCCTTCATAAATAGTTGCTGTAGGTGCAGTATCTTCTGTAATTATTTTACCAAAGCCTGACCAATTAATAGTAGCAATACCATCAATATCGAAATCTATTGAGGCTTCATTTACAACACAACCTGTAATCTTGTATGTAGTCTTTGTGCCAGATCCTGCACCACCCATTACAAAGAAAAACTCTGCGCCTACTGCAGTTGCTGGGCCAAGAGTTGTTTTATTTGAATTAGTAAAAGTAATATCAAGATCTGTAGTATCTGCAGTAAATCCTGGGAATGTGTTGGATGAATACGTTGCAGCACCCACCATTAATGCCCACAATACTTCTTCTACTGCGTGATGTTTTGCAGAACTATCAGCTGCACCACCCCCACTTCCTGTCGAAGCAAAAGGACGCATGTAAGTAGAAAAACTCCACTCAGCAGGAGCGTAAGAATCTGTGAACATTTGACGACCCCGTCGACTATTGCCACTAGTGTCTGCCATTTCGTTCAGAGTAATCTCTGAAGCATTTGTTGCTTGCGAAAAAGAAAATCCATCAAGTACAGGGATTGACCATATTGCACTGCCTATCTTAATGAATACTTCAGTATCGCGACTAAAATATAATGTATCTGCCATAGTATGTCTCCTATGATATTGAAAGGACTAGGACGTGAACGTTTGTTCTTGCCAGTCGTTTCTAGTAACGAACCTCCAGAAGAATTTCTCCTACACCTAGTGGTTCCAAAACTCCTTCATCAGTATCAATACTGACGATTGTAATTTGATGAGTAAAGTTATCTAATCCTCTACGATCTCTATACTCTAATCTTGAGTTAGCTTCAATGACTGTCTCTATATCTTCAAGTAACTCTTCTAAAGCCTCTACTGCATCTTCGGCCTCTACATATACTCTTATTGATACTGATAAGAAACGGTCTTTAAAACCCGCAGCTTGATATACTCTACTCTCACTTCCTGCATTTAAATGTATTGCAGGAAACTGATTTACCTCATCCCAAAACTTAAGACGAGGACTTACATTTCCATAAACATCAGTATTAAACTCTCCATTACCATCAATTTCTTTTAGTTTTTCAACAAGAGCATTTATTATACCGAGTCTTCTAGTAGAATAAGCACGATTAATATCGGTTGTCATTATACTCTCCTAGTGTAAAAACGTCCTATTGCAAATTTTGCTGCTATCTCTCTAATAGACGCATCTATTAGCCTTCTGGGATCTCTTTCTGTGGATCCTTGTCTATACCCTATCTCAAAAGTTTGATAAGGGCTTTTTTGATATGTATATCCAATGCTTGGAAATCCTCTAGGAGTTTTTATTGCATCTACTGCTCTTACAGACTCTGCAAATCTACCTGTTCTATTTACAAGTCTTGGACTTTTCATATTTTTTCCAACTACATCTGGCAAAGCTTCATTTATAAGTCCAATTATACTAATTAAAGAACCTCCGCTTCGAGGACTTCTAGTAGGATTTGCTTTATTTAAATCAGGTGCTCCTGCACCTGTTATTATTGGAGCTTTTTTTACTTGTTGTTTTTTGCTAGTAGCTTTTCCTCTCCCTCTACTTTTTACAGTTTTTCTAGATTTTGATGTTCCTTTATATTTGACATTTTTGCCTTTTGGAATAATATTATGAAGCTGTACAGATTCTATTGCTTCTAATAAAGTATCTGAGCCTTGTTGATTAACTATATCTTGATAGTCTTTTTCTAACTCTCTTTTAAGTTTAGCTAAGGTGGATTTTTCATTTATACCTTCTACTAAATTTTGTGATGCATCTTCAGAAGATAGAATTGGAGTATAAATCTTCCTAATTCCTCCTCTTGATGTTACTTCTTGTACATGAACTACTTCCGACGTTATTTTCATATCTTCTTTATAAGAAGCTATTCTACTCTGTAGTTTAGTATACATCTTTACATTTTCTGGTCGAGCCCCTATTTTTTGTGCTGATTTTGTGCTTAGAGCAGCTTCTGCCATGAAAACTTTGGTTGTACTTACTGCATGTCCAAATTCTCCATGTCCTACCTGTTGTCCTGTTGCTTCTTTTTGTTTGTCTCCTGAATCAACTCTACCTGTTATTTCTTTGGAGTTTCTTCCAGTAAGCTCAGCATATTTTGTGCCTATGTCTCTTTTTATTCGAACTACCGTTGGATAATTAAGAACTGCATAAAGTTCATAATTTTTTGGCTCATAGCCTTCTATTTTGTATTTTATTATATCTGCTTTAGTTTTATTTAATCTAGCTCTAAAACGCTTAACTTTCATAATTTTAGCATTTGCAGCTTTTAATTTAGTCCTGTAGCTATTAACTAAAGTGTTTATAATTGTTTCGTCACTGGTAAAAGCTTCGAGCAGTGTTATAAATCCTTGAACATGCCAAATAAATACCTGGCCTTCATAATCTTGTACAGTTTTTCTTATATCCTTTTCTACTCTATCTAAGGATCTTTTTGCTAGTTTTGCTAAAGCACTATTTGCCATTAGAAATTCTTATATAAGTCCAGAACACGTTTTATGTGATCAGGAAATCCTCTACCTTCACCAGTGCCTTGATTCTCTATAGTAGCACCAGATATAGTTCGTCGTTGAGTATGTTCGTCTTTCATGTAGTACTTAATTAAGTCTACAACTGCAAGTCTTAAATCCACGGGACAAACTGAGTACCCTGCAGTATAAGTAACTTTTACAGCTCCTGCTCCATGAGGCCAGTTTTTATAAGTGGATCCTGTTACGTACAGTACACTATCCGTCGCAGTGTCAAGATAATAGTCTGTAGTTGGCACGGTGGTGTAACTTTCCGTAACAGAATCTCTTTTTTGTACTGAAACTATATTATTAACAGGACTCTCTGTGAGTTGAACAATATGAGTGTGCCAATCAATATTAAAAGTTTCTATTTTATTTGTAGAATAAAAATCTACAATACTATTTCCACAATAAGTTTTTACTAATTGACTCACAGAATCAATTAGCTGATTTATACGAAAGTCGTCCTTAGGATTAGTAAGGCCTTCAATCTGTTTATAGTCTGCTAATGTAATTAAATTTGCCATAAGTTAATTAGTAAAAACTTGGGGAGGCGAACCTCCCCAGTTTATTTTTAGTTAGCTATTAAGCTACTGAGTCGATCTTTATGCAAGGCTGATCTGCCGAAGCACCAGCTACAAGCTCTTCAAAACCAAGCGATTGAGTAGCAACGATTACTCGACGCTGATTCATCACTTCGTAGTCTTGCTCGACTGTCACGCCACGTAGTCGTGGAGTTACATAGTTACGAGTGTAACAAGCAAATGCTACAGGAAGTCCTGCGCCTTCTGCTGGGAACTCTTCAGATACCACTACTGGTGAACCGAAGACTGCACCCAAGCTACCAGTTACTCGTACTGCGAGGTCGTTACCGACTTCGTCGAGAGTCTGGAATGCTGAGTCACTTAACAAGTCATAGTACATTGCCTGACTTACGATATACACGATATCTGATGGAGTCAAACCATACTTACCCATTTGCTTACGTGCTGCCAATAACTCTGCTGCTGTCATAGTAGAGAAGTTACCAGATGCTACTGAAGCACCATCGGCATCATGCTTTGCAGTGGCAATAGCCGCGTGCCCGTCAAGACCGCTGATGTTAGAACCGTTACCGTTAAGGATAGCGCTTTCTACTGCTCGTCCATGTGCACGTGCAACACCTTCGATAAGCATAGGCATCAAGTTAATCAATACTTGCTCGTCGACTTCGTTGTCCATAAAGGTGCTTGAAATCAAACGATCAGCGTTCAAGATTACTTGCTTAGGCTTGTATGAGTTATCTGACGCACCACGGTTTTCTAAGTTACCAGAGGTAGCGTTAGTTGCGAATGTCGCAGGCTCAACATCTACTGAGATGGGCAGTACAGTTGCTGCTCCATTTACAGGGATCTCACGGAATAAACGAGCTACTTTCAACTCATTCTGGATTTCCTTCTCAATAAGATTTGATACTTCTTGGTCGATATCAGCAGCGTTTGCTGTATAGTTGATACCAGCTTTCTCTTGAAGATCACGAGCATACTGTGTGTCCCAACCCTTACGAGTCATTACACCCAACATGTGAGCATTTAAAAAGTCTTGACCCCACTTAGTGATGTCTGACTTCTCTGCACGATTAGCAAAGACTTTCTTTGACTCACGCATTTTAGCAATCTCATCAGACTTCTCTTCGAGCTCTTGCTTATACTTAGCAAGGGTTTCTTCCATGCTAGAGTTACGATCATTAAGATCTTTTTGGAAATCAGCAAGCAACTTCTCAGTACCAGTTTCGATACCAGTAGTAATTGCAG